TATATAGTTAAACTATTCGTACTATAACTATACTAGATCCGCCTCATCGTAGTTCAGACATCATTACCATGGAAAGTTGTATTAATGACATTGTTCCCAAGGAACCTGATGTTAAACCCCAGGAATCAAATCCAAAAGTTAATGGATTGAAGCCACCAGTACCTAGTAGTAAAGGGAAAAAGGACAAGCCTAAGAGGCCAGATCTCCAAAAAGAAAGGAAGAAGGAATCGAAGGACAAGCCTAAAGGAGTGAAACAGGCAAAGACCAGTGCTCCTATTGGAGTGAAACAGGCAAAGACCAGTGCTCCAAGTGGAGTGAAACAGGCTAAGACCAGTGCTCCCCCATCTAATGGCGATAAAAATGCCAAAGGTGATGCCGAATCGAAGGATTCGAAGAAAGTTAGTAAACAACAAAGTGTTGAACTCGCAAAGCCAAAATCCAAGTTGATCTATTACAATGGTGTTATACCAGATAAAACTTGCATTTCAAAGGACTTTCCAACCGTTGAGTTGGTCAGTGTGTCTGATTTTAGGAATCCACATGCCACTGCTGAAATGTATCGAGATAACCTCGAATCTTTTATCATAACCCAAGTATCTGGTCAAATTGTTGATATCGGAGGTAATCCAATCCGACACAAACGCCGTAACAGGTTGAATGTGTGGTCGTGTTGTCCGTTATTATGTCCCCGTGATCATAATCGACAATACATGCGAGCTAAATTTGACTCTAAGAAGAAAACTTTATTGTACTGTAACCATCGAGTCGAGGATTGTTCATGTAAAACACCTGACTGTTACATTGCTATTGACTCAATATACTATCTTTCACCAGAGACTGTATTAGAGTGTGTATATAAAGCTCGAGCTAAGGTTTTATATTCTGCACAGCACATTTATCCATCCGCTCTTGGAATGTCCATGGATGGCCAGGTGTCGTATCGTCGAATTATCACTGATAATTCTCCAGGTTCAGCAACGGTAACCATTGCTGGTAATCATACTACTTTTAATAATAGTACCTGTGATTGGATGATGAATAATCATTATTTTGAATCTGACGGTCGTGCAATGACTTGGGAATTGGTTTTGGAAACCACCCAACAATACAATGTATACCGATTCGTTCCATGTGATTTAATGGACATGGATGAACCGATGGTTGTAGACCATTTTAGCCCATATGCAACCAGTTATGGAAGCATAGACTGGCGCACAATATCAAAACAAACCCTTAAAGGTGATGTTCTTGATAGAGAGGTACGTCCCATACAGATGTATGGGTTGGGAACAGAACTTGGTATTTCATCCGGTTCGACGTTAGTTTCCATTCCTCGTACTGTTATAGCTGAGGTCAAGAGTAAACTTGGACTAGCCCCACGTAACATGGAAACCTTGAAGCTCGCTGAGCGTTACACCACTTCCATTCTTAATAAAGTCAAAAACTTGCAGCCAGAAGAAGCTGCTTTGTGCACACTGCCAGTATCATTGATTGCTATGTATGAGCCTCTTGCTACCTATAATGCTCAAATCGCTGCCGCTCAAGTAATCAATGAAGATGAAGCTAACATGTTTAATTCTTTAATTTCTCAACGTACTACTACTAGGGAACGTGTGTTCCATTATCTTAAAAGAACAGTATCTCGATATTCCTGGATCCAATTAATTGGATTTTTCTTAGTACTGCTCTTGGCTGTATCACATCCATATGTGAGACGTTTATTGAAGTCGTTGCCGGGCTCTCTCTTAACCATAATGAAAAGGTACATTGGAGTTCAAACAATGTCCTTGGAAACCGCTGTTGCTCCTACTATAAGTAGAGAACGGGTTGGATTACCTACTGATTTAATTGAATTAGGTCCTCCATCCTTTCCACCTGGAACTGTTATGACTCGTGCTGATTCATATCAGGTGTTCTGGCCAGTTATATGGTCGACAGCAATTGTTGGTCCAGTCTTTGAAGAATTGATCAAATTCTTTGCACCAAAGACTGGGTTTGCCCTTTTTGTTATTGGGGAACCTCTTATTAAGTTGTTAAAAGGGGTTACTATGAGAGAAAACCAAAACGCTTGTGTGTTAGCAATCATTTTTCATGGGCTAACATGGTTAAACGCTAGACGTGGCACCCTACCATCATTATTTTCCAACATTATCGTCCATTCCATTGTCAACTTTCTTGCAGTGTGTATGACCTACCAGAATTCTTTGGTTATGTCTATGGACCGACGGGCTGTTTTGCTCGGGTTTTTGTTGAAAATGATTATGAGGTACCTATGCCGTGTCAACGTTTCAATGTCATTCTTAGACTCCCTGTTTGGGAAGAAAATGCGAGTTGTAAGGACCCATCCCATTCCTCCACCTATTATTAAATCTTGTTTTT